CAAAATAATTGCATCATTAATAAGTTTAGATATTTCATCAAATGAGCATGTGTTAATCAGTTTTGCTGACTTAACCATGGCTTCTTTTAGTTTTTGCTTTCGACAAAAGTCCAAAGCTGTGTCTTTAATAAATTGTGAGTTTTCTACTACTTCTTTTATCATCACCCTAGAGAAGTAATCAACAATCTGCTTTCTTGTTGCCTCTGAGTGGTCGCCTAATCCTGATTTGATAATTGTCACCATAACCTTGCGGTTAGGGTGCATAATGTATTTTTCTCTATATTCTAAAACCTTTTCGGTAAAGACTCTCAAATATTTGAGTTCAAGGAAGTTGATATCCAAAACCTCAAATATTTGATCTGCAAAAGGTCTGTCGTCTAAAATTAAGTGACAGAGATCCTCTTGGAAGTCTTTCCCATACTTGGAAAAGCCAACCTGCTTTTGATTCATATTAGCCCCTATTGATTATTATTATAACACTAATCAGACGCCGCGTCAAGCGTTTTTATTATTATTTGTTATGCGGCGCATGCTGGCGATCAATTCGGACCAGTCAAAGTGGGCAAATCCATTGTTGATAGATTGACGTTTTAGTTCAGTTGCATTAAGACCAAACTCAAAGTTTTCAATCGCGTAATTAATCTTTTCTCTACCTTGTGGTGAAATACTAGGAGGAACCAAATTCATAATTTGATAATTCTTCTCTACAGTTTCAAAACCATCAACCACATGATTGTAGAATTTTATCTTTGTGTCCAACTTCTCATTACAGAAATCATAAATATCATCTAGATTATAGTCTTTAGTCTCAGATAAGAAAGATAGGCGCTTGGCCACTGTTGGGAGGCCAGCGCGTGGGATACCTGCGAGATTGTCTGATTTGTCTCCCGCAATAGCTCGGGCTAAAACAAAGTTTTGAGCAGAGATTCCAAAATCTTCGATAACATTCTTCCAAGTGTGTACCTTTTTTTGAATAGGTCTGAAAAGAACAGTATCTTCGTCCATCAGTTGAAGGAAGTCTTTGTCGGATGAGATGATAACCTTTTGCCAGCCATCGTAGATATGATGCCTGCATACCATGGCGATAATGTCATCTGCTTCCACGTTCGGGAGCATAAGTTGTACTACAGGCATATTATTAAGAATTTCAAGAAGCAACGCTTGTTGCCAGATCTTGTTTTCTTTTTCAGACTGCTCATCCATTCCTTCGATTTCATAATTCTTACGAAGAGGTTTGCGGCCTTGTTTGTATTCCTTAACCGATTCTCGGCGCTTCTGTGAGCCTCCCGGCCCGTCCCAACAGATGATCACTTGGTCAGGCCGTGTCTCACGCATTAGTTTACGCAAAGAGCCTAGAAAACCTACAACACCGCCAACTGGGTTTCCATTAGTGGAAATACTAGGGTTAACAATGTAGCAACGAATAAACAGGTTTAGTGCATCCACCACCATAATTCGCTTTTTATTTGTATCAGTCATCACTCTTCTCCTTTTACTGCGCCCAATATAAAACAATAGGCCCCTCATACATTATTAATATAACACATGAGGGGCCACTAGCAACAAATTAATTGTCAAGAAGATGTCAAGAAGCCTCTACAGCTTCGATATCATAGAATTCTTCAGGATTACCCGTCCGATTCTCAAATTTGACAATCACTTGCTCGTCCATGACCTCGTATACCCGATTCCTAAATTTATCATTCTTTAGTTTATCAAGCCAGTGTGCTTGTTGGAACTTTTCTTTTGTTCCATCAGGGTACACAAGTGCATACCAAGCTCCGCTCTGCTCTACATGTTCGGATGCCTTGATCGCTTCGAGCCAACTTTCTTCATCCTGAATTCGTGCTTCGCCACCAGCCCACAAAATCTTGAATACACATTCGCGATTTAAAGAACCAAAACGAGACTTCTTAATCTTCGCTTTGACCTCTGAGCCGATCTGGAACCCACGATCGTCAAGGAGGAAGCTAGCCTTACTCTTACGACCAGTCAACCAAATACGCAAAGAATATGCGTAGGCGGCTGCTTTCCCACCGGGGGCAAAGTAGGGAGTTGTCATAGCTTCTGCAATGTTGCTAGTTATGTTTGTTTTTAACTGATTCAATACCAGCAAGGTTGAACCAGAGTTTGCGATTGGTACAGTCAGTTTCGAGAAAGCTTTAGAAAGAATTCTAGGCTTCATCGCCATCGACCGTTGGGGGTTGAAGTCAGACTCAAGATCTGCTTCAGCAGGAGTATTAGCCAACGAATCCCAAATAAATAACATTGGATTGTCGTTAGAGGCTAGAAGCTCCTCAATAGTTTCAAGCACCATCTCGGTAGAAGTTGCTTGAATATATAGCAATGTGTCTAGGTCGCAACCACTAGACTCTAGGAAGCCGGGATCTACAGCAGATTCAGAATCAAAGTAAATTACATCAATATTCTTCTTCTGTGCGTTTGCAGCTACCTGACACGCCATATAAGATTTACCAGTTCCTTCCAGACCTGCTATCTCCACAATCTTACCAACAGGGATACCGGCATATTTGCCTCGGCAAATGATTGAATCAAGCCATCGTGAGCCTGTTGGGATCCAATCCTTTACTTCTGTTGGATTTGCTTTTCGAAGGTTGTGGGCTACATTTACCCCAGCCTTCTTATTCACTAATTTTCTCATCTCGTCAATAGAAAGTCGCCCTGCCTTAGTGGCGGACTTCGCTTTGCCCCGCGCCATTAACCCTCCTACTCGTATTTAACTACGGTATATGCATGTATAAATTTTTCTTCACTAATCCCAACGTTGAAATCATAAGATTGATTAATCTCAGGATAATCAAGAGGGGCTGCTGCTGCTTCCGTATCTAGGAAGGAATAAAGTGTAATTAGTGCTAGCAGCATAACACCAATAAATAACATATTATCGCGACAATATTCTTGTGCCGCGTTTAAAAACGCTTTCATCTGTTTTCTCCAAAAGTGGGACATCCATTTTCGCCCATGCCCCCCTGTGGCGTTACCTATAAATAGTATTAAGTATTCATAAGTTGCTGATAAGCTGCATCAATTGACGTAGATGAGTCATTATTGTACTTTACAACGTCGTCACCGGCCATATCTTCGTCAGCCAAGAACTCGTCAAGGATGTTTTGAACATCTTGTGTGCTCTGGCGCTCGAACAAGCCGTCGAAAGCAGGAATATTTTCCAGCAACTCAGCGCATCGATCCTTGCCACCCACATCGTCGTTACACAAAGGTGAAGTGCGACGACGAGGATTTAGATCTGTCTCAGGGAACATCTTACCGGGAGGCTTACCGTATGTAAGGGTAAGGTCTGTTCCGTCATGAATATCTGTGATATCGCCATACTCCGGGTTCAGAACAAGCGCGAGGAGCTTCTTGTAAGCCGTCACGCCATATCCCCAGATTCGAACACCCTCATGCTCTTCTCCGCGAACTAGGACGGGCGAGAAGTACCGTTGCTTAACAAATAGACCCTTTGCGGTCTTCTTGCCTTCTTCAGAATTCTCACTCACAGAGTCTCGCCAGAGCGAGGATGCAAATTCGCAGATTGGACACTCATCATCAAAGTTACGCTTTGGACACATAACTGTTTTACGATTCCCATTCACTTCAAGATAGTGAAAGTGAAAATCCTTGAATGGATCGCCGTCTGAAGGACAAACAATACGAATGTCTTGTTCACCGTTCTCTGGTTTCCAGAAAGAAGACTTACCGCCTCCCTTGTTGTCTAGTGCGCTTAGTTTGGCACGCATTTTATCTAGATTAATAGCCATTTTGATTCTCCTATAGGTAATTGTGGGCTTGGCCCTAAAGTCAACAAGAAGATTTATTCTTGTTGCTGGTTTTGTATGAATGATGTATGCTTTAACACATACCCGAAATCCCTATCATAAGAGCTAGGGAAAATTCCAAACGAGATGTTTAATGATTCAGACAGTTTAGCTTTCAAATCTTCTTTGATTTTTTTTAGCAGCCCTGTTGACTCTTTAAGCCTCTCCTCGTTTATATTATAAATATAACACGACTCGCGAACACTGTCAAGCGGAAAAAACATTTTTTCTTCATTTGATTCCATATCCTTGATTCCAACTGAAGAAATTCTACATGTTATTCCCGGTGGACCCATCTGGCCCATAACAGGTTCAGTGTTATCGAAAACATTTAGTGAATGAATAGTTGAACTAATTACGTCGTTCATGGTATCCCAAAATCCAATGACTGGCACATCGCCAATGATATTTTCAACACACTGGTTATCCCACAGGAACACTCTATTGAACATTCCTGATCTAGCAAAATGTTGTAACACATTACGGACTAGCCTTTCATTTAAAGTCTTCACCTTGGATAACATGGCGAGATCTGGTTTGATATAATGAACAGTAACACTCTTATCTTGCATTTTCTCTAAAAGCCTAAGTATTATTGATGACACAATCGAAGCTCCGCATGTTACTATTATAACATCATCGCCCTCTAAGTGCTCAACAAAAGTTGTAAAATCTGGTGCATTTTCTTCATACTTTTCTGGGTGATCATACTTCTTTAATGTGAGCGATCCCTTTCCGTGACTTACATGATCGATGTAATGCACCGTATATTGTGGATACTTTGTGAATTGTTTGACTACCTTACAGCCTGCGCCGCCAACACCAACGATGTTCATACTTTCAACTCCTTCATATTACCAAAATCTTTACCAGTATGTACAGATGACACAAAGCCATCTTCTCGCATAATAGAAAGGATGTCACCAATAATATGACGCTCATTCCAGTCCATATCAACAATCACAGAATCGTGAACACTAAAAGCAACTTCTGATTTCATCCCTTCCAGCATCTTTGAGATCTTCACCATCTTGTTTAATACATAGTCTGCTGTTGTACTTTGGATAAGATAAGAGATAGCGTGGTCCTGATCACATGCAACTCGTCGGCCAAATGGATTAACAATTTCTTTTCCATCCCAGCAAGTTTTTAAAATGTGGTCTCGGCCATATGCTTTCTCTAGTTTTTGATCTTTCTTGTTAAGATCGTACAACCAAGAAAATATTAACCTCTTAGCATCTTCGCGTTGAACATGGCTTCCAAATACATTTTGGATGTTCCAATCGTGGATATCCATTTGAGGTTGCGGTTTATCCAATATAAAGAAAAGAGAACGTAAATCAGCAGCATTATAATCAAACTCTACGAACCAGTCGTGATTAGGTTTTAAGAAGTGACGCATTTCTTTCTCAAATCGAAGAATTGGGAAAGAACGTCTAGAGGTTGTCAAACGTCCAGTGACTGCTCCAAAAACACTATAGTCAATACTAGTTTTGTAATTACCGAGTTTCTTTTGAAAATTTCTGACCTTCTGCCTGTAAGCCTCTTTAGTAACTAGTGTGTAATCTATATTCAACTGCCTGTGTGATATTTTCCTTAGCACTTTTTGTATTTCGATAATGTGATCATGAATCTCTGGTCTTTCATAATTTTCAAAAACCCATTGACAAATACTATTTTTTATTTCACTGTGCTCTTCGAGAAAACTCTTTTGCACCAAATCAAAAAAACAAATCTCTGACATATCAATCTTGGCTAAAGAGAACGAGCGAAAAAATGCTTTGAGCTGAGTATTTATTCTATCCCACTTATCTTTTAGGTGTGATGGGCAGACTTCATCTAGAGATTGCCCGTTACAATAGATCTGAGCATACTCAATATTATCTGGTAAATAATGCGCCCAACCCCAAGTATGGGTGAGATTATTAGGGAG